TTTCCTCTTGTACAGGAGTAGGAGTATTAGGAATTGATACAAATGCTGGGCCATCAAAGATAGACGATAGAGTAATTGTTTTACCTGTTGGCAATTCTTTATTTGCTATCTCTTGGATTTGTTTAACTTGCTCATCGGTTAATGGGCCATCATCTGGCTCATATGCTGGGATATCAATCTCTGCTATCGGTGTAGGGTTTGGTTGAAACTTATCGGCAACACGTTTTCTAAAGCGTTCTAAAAAGTTTGGCGGATTAATACCATCGTTTTCTTCTTCCTTGACCTCAGGAATACCATTCTTCCAACCAAATGTCATTTGTGCGGCTAGTAACATGATAACTGCCAGTGGATCAAATACAACAACAATTAATAAGATAATCCAAGTAACTGCTTTCTCAAGCATGTTCTCGTCTGCGCCATGTTCACCGTAGATAAACTTGGCTATGTATTTGATCGGGCCGACTTCCGCCTCGACTTTGCGTACTTCTGCCGCGATTGGAGCACGCTCTTCGCTAATGGTGGCAACAAGTTTCTGTTCGGTTTGGATCTCAGACTGAAGCCTTGTACGTTCCTTTTGCTGACTACGTCTAATCGCAACAGCTTTTTCGGCACCTTTTTCATCACTGCTTCGGCCCATGACTTGGTCCACAGCTTCATCCATCTGTTTAAGAGCTTTACGGTTGGCATCTATATTGTCCTTTGCTGTCTTGATCTTTTCATCATAGATAGCAATCTTACTACCAACGTCTCCACTGACAAGTGTTTGGTCGTTGTGTGCTTTGGAAAGGAATCCAAAGATCCCCATTGATGTGATAAGCATTAATACTATTACTGCTATTATCATATAGTACTTCATGAAACGTGGAGCACGTTCCCAATTGGCTTTAAGCCAGCTTGCACAGACTAGCTTACCAACTTCTAATGCCGATCCCATTATAATAATAGGAATAACTGCCGCAGAAAATATTGCGGTAAGCCCTACTACAGAATAGTAGATTGCTACCGCAGATATTGTTAAACCAGTTAGAAGTAGTAGCCAGGCTAGTATCATTAATTATGCGTTAACTACAGTTACAGTGTCAATCAATGAAACAGTAACAGTACCAAGAGTATTAGTAGCTGTACTAGCGGCTGATGCTGTAAGGCTTAGCTGACCTTGTTCAAGTATTGCTGGATCATACACTCTGCATGATGCTGTAGTAGTTTGACGGATTGCGTTAGCAACTGTATTTTTAATGTACAATGCTTTTGTTGTTATTGATCCGCCAGCAATATCAGTACCTGTTGATGGAACGAATGAATCACGATCGTATTTTACTGTAAATGTAATATTAGAACCTTGGTCATCGCCTACTGATTCACCAGTCATCGTGATGTCTAAAATTTGACAATCAGCAAGGCCAGTTAGTGCATTAACGATATTACGGAATCGCATAACACCTCTAGCACGAGCTTTTGACTTAATTAGTGTCGTTGGGTTGGTTGCAAGTGCGTCACTGCCGTTTGGTGTAATACCGCCGTTGGTATCACCGTCAGCTGTTGGGTAGTATGTTGCGCTACTTGTATCAATTGCAACACGATAAAAGTTTGGTTGCAGTTGATTTGAATCTTGTTGAAATCCTGATGGCATTTTGGTGCTCCTAAGTTATCTAGTATTTATCAGTAAAAAGCCTCTAAGTGAGTATAACTTAAAGACCTTTACTGTGCAACCTATTTGGTTATTTAAATATGATTAGGGCCATTAAACAAGCCTGTATAAAGAAACCTAGTCCGATTGTTACAATATTAAGTAAATCACGCTGGATTGTAGCCTTAATAAAAAATAGGAATAACCCAGCCCAACTAAACAATACCATATCTACAGGTGGCATTTTTTCAGTCAACCCAGTTAGTACTGCTATTTCAGTTGGAACTGTAGCTAGATGTAATAGTACAACAGCGCACCAACCGGCAGTTTCTGCTGAAATATGTGGGAAATGTTCTTTAAGATTTTTAACCCATAGATCCAAATCAAATAGATCTTGTGCAAACTTTTTAATTGTTGTTTTATTCATTTGAGTCTCTAGTTATAAAATATATGACGTCCAATTTTAGCTACTGGTTTCTTATTCCATCCGGGTTGGACATAATCCCCGTGAAAATATAGAGCTTTCTTGAGATCCGGTAACCGGAATCCCTCTAATAGAACTTTCTTTGCTACCTCCATGCTTTCTGTGTACATAGGGCCGTTCATGGGCTTCATAGCGCCTGGGCCAGAACAGTACCAGCTGAACTGGCAAAGTACTTTTTGGTACACTACATTTTTTTGGTAGACTACACCACAGATGTCAGATGGGAATTCGCCACTTTCTGCTCTGTTGATGGTAACCTGTGCAACTGCTACTTTACCTTCAAAGGGTTCAGAGCCTGCTTCGTGATAGATATTACGAGCTAGACAATCTAGTTGAGCTTGTCTTAGTTGTGCTGTAATTGGGCTGACGTTCTGTCTAGCCTCTCTTAAACGATCGAACTTGATCGTAACTGCATTGTATGTTACTGTTGCAATAACGCTTAATGCGATTATGCTTACTACTGTTTTGATAATGCGTATCATTTTTGTCTCCTTTACGCTGGATGAGGTGTCGCTACCACCGTCAAATAATTTTGTTGGGCTGTCTTTCTTTCTCCTTAAATTAGCCATTGTGTATTTGTTCACTAAACCCTTAGTGGACAATATATAGTTATCCTCTGTATCTGTGTGTAAAATACTATTATTATAAACAGGCATATTTATCGTCTCATTCGAGAAATATCTACTGCTTGTTCATCACTAAAAACCGGCACAGCGTTGCTTTTATGCATGGTTGCGATGCCTTTTACCTTGGTACCGGTATAAACTTTTGGTGGAGGGACTGTACAGGGACCGCCGGTGAATGGCAAACTAGGATGTTTAACATCTGTACCATACCGACTATAAGGTTTATCTTTAGGTGCCCATACTTCAGCAGTCAAGCCACGCTTACGTTTACGTTCTTCTGCCTCAATGCCCCAACGCTTTTGAAATTCTTTCCAACTTTCTTCTTGTTCACGTGCTTTTCTAGCGTGTTCAGCACTGGCGAATTTCTTTTTACCTTTTTTCTTGCCAGTGGTACTTAGCCACGGACCTTCCAAATGCATACTCAAAATGTTCTCCAAAAGTTATAACAATGCTAATATTATAGCACCGCTTTTGGAAAATGTCAATAGGTTTTATACTCGGAAAGATTCACCGCAACCGCATTCGTCTTTAACGTTTGGGTTTTGGAAATCAAATCCTTCATTAAGTCCGTTGCGGACCCAATCCATAGTCAAGCCATCTAAGTAAACTAGGCTTTTAGCATCTACTAATAAGACAAAATCCTGATGTCCAAAATTAGTCACACCGGTCTCAGCTTCATATTTGTCTACGTATTCTAATACATAACTCAGCCCAGAACAGCCTGTAGTTTTTACACCTAGGCGAATTCCAACACCCTTGCCTCGTTTGGCTAGGTTTTCCTTAATCTTTGTTTGAGCTTTGTTTGTTACGGTAATCATTTATAGCCGCCTTAATTGCATCTTCGGCCAATATCGAGCAGTGGATCTTGACCGGGGGTAAGGCCAATTCTTCTGCAATTTTCGAGTTTTTAATTTCAGCTGCCTGGTCGAGCGTTTTACCTTGAAGCCACGTCGTTGCCAACGAAGACGACGCAATAGCCGATCCGCAGCCGTAAGTTTTAAATTTGGCGTCTGTAATAATGCCTTCATCACTAACCTCTATCTGCAATTTCATAACATCACCGCAGGCCGGAGCGCCGACCATGCCGGTACCTACATTTGGACTGTCTTTATCTAGACTACCCACATTACGTGGGTTTTCATAGTGGTCAAGTACTTTATCTGAATAGGCCATTTTAGTTGCGCACTAACACAGTTCTATAACAATTACAGTTAGCATCTAGGATAGCCTCCCAATGATATTCTGCAGGTTGTGGCCAATATGGAACAGTTGGTGGTGGATATATCGGTTGCTGTACAATTATTGTATCTGGGCGAGTAGCACTGTATACAATAACACCACTAACTACAGCAGGAACCACCCAACCATAATTAGGACGGTAAACATAGTGTCCACCACCATGTCGCCAGCTGCCGTGTGCGTGTGCATTAGATGAAAAGGCAAATAATGCGCTCATTGCTAAAATACTAGCGAATACTGAAACTATGATTAATTTACTTTTCATCTTGCACTCCTTAATACTATTTATAGATTAATTTGCTTCTTTACGAGCGTTCTTAACTGCTGTTACATCGTTACGAGTTTCTTTAGCTAACTTAGCTAACTCCTGGCAAGCCTTACGAACACGAGTTCCGGCAGCACCGACTTCTTTGTCATAAAACTTTTCAAAGTCACCTTTTGCTGCTTCTAAGATAGTTACGAATTCTTGATATTTGTTTGTTGCCATGGTACTTCTCCTTTATACTAATTTAATACCGCTTGTTGTTTCTAAAAACTGTTTTGCAAATTCTGCATCAGTTGGTTCTGCTACTGTTACTGTGGTTTTAAGTAACTTAACATCTTTCTCTGGACTAACTGTAAACAAGTAAGGCATTAACCCTGGGCCTTTTTGTCCCATACCAATAACCATTGGTCGAGATAGTTTATAGTATGTTCCAGACTCTTCACTTAGTTTAGCAACAATCTCTTCGCCACTTGTAAGTTTAAGAGTAATTACTTCGCCTGCTGTTACGCCTTTATCGATTAACATATTATTCCTTTTCAAAATATTTCTTTAGTTCTACAAATCCACCAATTAATTTATCATCTAAAAATACTTGTGGTACAGTTCTGGCTGTAGGCACTGCTTCTAAAAGCTGTTCCTTAGTCCAATCTTTTGTAATGTTTCTTTCTTCAAATTCAACGCCTTTGAGTTTAAGCAAGTTCTTTGCTTGGTCACAAAAAGGACACATGTTCTTACTCCATACTATTGCTTTCATTCTAATATTTCCAATTTAAGTGCGCAAGTGATTCTTAACAGATCATTGCTTTCTGGACAATCGCCATAATGTAGCCAAGCACTTGGAAACACTAGGATACGTCCTGGTACAAATTTAACTTCTTCTCTGATGCCACCGGGTCTTTCTAATATAGTCGAACCTCTAGGATCATCCCATGTTGAATTTACATAATATATTAAGGTCAAGAATCTATCAGCAAATGGTATACCACTGCTATCTACTCTGCCATGTGTATGTACATCTCGATGGAATCCTCCGGGCTGACCACTAGTTTGCCCATTAAGATCGGCGGTTTGAACAACACAATTAAGATTGCTTACCGCTTTAAACTTTGCCTCTATATAGTCTACAAAGAAGTTACGAGGCCCCGGATTTGCATACAGTACTTGACCCCAAAATCGAGTATCTCCTACTGTGGCTGCTCTACCGTAAAACCAATTTTTAGACTCCATGGTAAAGTTGTAAAACAACTCTGCCATTTCTTTATCAATAAGGTTATCATATATTTCAAATGATCGTGTCATACTTTTATTATACTACCGGTAGATCATCGTAGTCAACCGCATCGGACATTACGCCGATTACATAATTAGTTGACTCGTTTTCTTGTAGAGCAGTTTGTTTGTTTGAAGTGTTTACATGTTTGTTAAACCAAGGAATAGGAGTTGTTTTTGGTGCAGGATTTTGATACTTTATTCCAATGTCTTTTAACGCGGCAACTGCTGTATAGTCCACAAAGTCTTTTAGAATGTTAGCATTTAGTCCGATAACAGGCCCTTTCTGGAACAAATAGTCAGCCCATTGCTTTTCTTCTCTGATAACATCCAAATACATTTTGTATACTTCTGCTTCACACTCTGTTTTTGCTTCGGCAAAACGAGGATCTTCTTTGACTACTTGATTGATCAAGTAGGCGGTCCAACCTTTGTGTAGTAGTTCGTCTTGTAGAATCAAACTGATAATATTACCATTGCCCATAAAGATCTTATTCTCTACCATAGCTAGACTTGTAGCAAATGATACCATAAATCGAAATGCTTCTAGTGCATAGCTAGCGTTTAGTGCCATCCAAATTGCTTTAATATGTGTAGCCTCATTGATCTTCTCGCCAGCTTCTTTGCGACAGTTGATCAAGTGTAGTGCATCATAATAGTTGCCCACGCTTGATGCCATACTGATAATCTCTTCAGTGTCATGGATGGTATTGAACACATCCTTAGGCACGTTATAGATGTTACGGATTATATGGCTGTAGCTTTTGCTGTGGATATTAGTTTCAAAGAACCCCCAGTTGTACATCAGTGCCTCTACTTCTGGTAAACTACAGACCGGAGTAAACACTTGTGTTGGGCCACGACCTTGTAAACTATCTAATGCTGTTTGACGTAGTAGGTTGCTGGTAAAGATATGCTTAACTGCGTCACTAGCATCTTTAAAGTCATTTGAGTCTTTAGTAAGACTAATCTCTTCTGGCTGCCAAAAGAAACCACGTGCTGTTGCTTCGAAGTCTGCTATCTTTTTGTATTTGACTTCTTCAAATCTTTGAATAGTTACCGGGCCTGCTGGATCTAAAAACATCTTGCGACCTAAATAGTCTGTTTTAGTTTTTAAATTGTATTGTTCTTTACTCATTTATAATTTCCTGATGCAAGTACTATCTTGCAAATATGTTCTAATCTTTCTATATGCTCATAGGCACGCCATGGACTTGTATCAATAGCAACTACACCGTGACCTTTGATACCTACGATATCATAGGCAATATTACCATCTTTATCTAACTGTAAATTCTTGTGGCACTCGTCAGCTAGCTCTTGACTGATAGGAGCAACATCACCGACATTAGGTGCCACTCGTGTATAACGATTAAGTTCTGGAAATGCATCACTAATAGTGCCAAGGTCAATTCCGGCATGCATGGCGGCAATACAATATGTAGGATGAACATGCACAACTACACGGACTTCGCCACTATGCTGTCCCATTTCTTTTTGTAGACCAAAGTGTAAAGGTATTTCACCGCTAGGTATTAAGTTCTTACTGATATCAGTATATTCCGCGTCCTCCCAGTTGTAGCCATACACCCCTGTACCATTGCCACTATTAATTGTTCTCCAAATTTTAATTTTTTTGAACTGATCTGGTTGCATGGTTTGCTTACGTACACCGCTTGGTGTAATATAAAAGTGATCACGATCGTGATGTCGTATGCTTACATTACCATCACGACTGGTAATCCAATTACGCTTGTATGCGTCCACTAGTATGTCACATATTGTTTCTAACATTATAGCTTACAAGACTCGCAGTCTTCCTCGTTATCAAAATCTATTGGCTCTAGCATTGTAGGAGCATCTTCAGCTACTGCCTTACTACCTGCCTTGTTAATAAGACTGTAGTAGAATGTCTTTAATCCCCATATATGAGCTTGCATCAAGTTCTTAGCAATCAATGTAGTTGGAAATTTACGATCGGCCCAGTGAGCTGGATTATAAAATGTGTTAGTTCTTATTCTCTGATCAACA